GTCATCAAAAACGAAGGGATTTTCAAGCATGGATGAGCGGGACTTCTTCGACCACCTGTACCAACTGTGGGCTAAAACCACGCACGCTAATGACGGGGAGTGGGAGGTCAACGATGACGGCGAACACATCCTGGTGGATGTGTGGTCAACGGATAAGGACGGCTGGGAGCAAACTATCGGGTTCGGCATGTATAAGCAGGACGCTGAGTTTATTTCCCAGGTTCATGCGGCTTTACCGGAGATTGTTCGGCAGGCGTTGGCCGCTTTCGATGAAGCGGACAGGGCGGACCACGAACGGGATGCCCGGGAGTGCCGTATTGCTGAGTTGGAGTTGGAGGTTATGGAGTTGAAGGCTGATTTGGAAGGGCTGATTGCGGGATGATTGTGATAACGGCTTTGGTGGCTTCTCTGATTTTGGCGGGGGTTGCTGTGTTTGGCTATTTCGGAGGCTATTGGTGGCAGTACTGGGAACAGATACGGGAGACGGCTAAACAGCCGCCCCGCAAGCATTGGATGGACGCCGACGATGAGTGACCTCCGCGACCGCATCGCCGCCGCGCTGAGAACCGCCGACAGGAGAGTGGCAGGGTTTATCGGCTACGACGAAATGGCCGACGCGGTGATCGCGGAACTCAAACTCGAAAAGCAAACCCTCAACCGCGAGTTCTGGGGTGCCGCACCCAACGTCTACCGGTACATCACCGAATGGAAGGCCGACGATGAAACTGACTGAACTGATCCTGCAACTCCACACGATCATGTTGGAGAAGGGAAACCTGGACGTGATGCTGTGGGGCGAACAAGGCTGGGATGAACCCAGCCCGAAATACAGCGAGTTTTCAAAGTGGGTTGAACTCAACTAGTTTTTCACAAAGCGTGACACCTGATGTGTCATAGGTTACTGTTTGTGAAATGCGTGTACTAGGCAGAATCCGGTTATCCAGACTCACAGACGAATCAACCTCCGCTGCACGTCAACGGCAGCTTATCGAACAATGGGCGCACGCCAACGCCCACGAAGTGGTCGGCTGGGCCGAAGACCTAGATGTCTCCGGTTCAGTCGATCCCTTCGACACCCCAGCACTAGGACCCTGGCTCACACCGGACAAACAACAAGACTGGGACCTGCTGTGCGCGTGGAAGCTGGACCGGCTAGGCCGGGACTCCATCAGGCTCAACAAACTCTTCGGGTGGGCAATCGACAACAACAAAACGGTTGTGTCTTGCTCTGAGGGAATCGACCTCTCAACGCCTGTCGGCCGGCTCATAGCGAACGTCATAGCGTTCCTAGCAGAAGGTGAACTTGAGGCCATCAGGGAGCGCACCAGAGCGTCCCGTAAAGCCCTCCTGCAAGCCGGCAGATGGACCGGAGGGTCAGTACCCTACGGGCTCCAAGCCGCACCCCTACACGGCGGCGGATGGACACTGGTACACAACCCAGACACAGCCCCGATAATCCACCGCATCGTCCAGCAAGTCACTGACGGGCAACCCGTCAAGCTAGTAGCAGACAACCTCAACACAGAGGGCATCCCTTCCCCCACCGGGGTCAAGTGGCCGGCCAAAACGATCTGGAAAATCATCACCGCCAAATACCTCCTAGGGCACTCCACCTACGAGGGGAACACCGTGCGGGACCGGGAAGGTAAACCCATCTACGGGTCAGAACCACTACTCACACAAACCCAGTGGGATGCGCTGCAACGCGCCGTGGAAGAACGGCGGGCAGCCCCACGCCGGGTCAGCAAAACCTCACCCCTGCTGGGGGTGATCCTGTGCTGGGAATGCGGGGCAAACCTCTACCACCAATGCCACGTCAAAGAGAAAAAGTCATACCGGTACTACTACTGCCGTGGCGGTCACACCGCGCACATCGAAGCGGTGATGGCAGAAACTCTGATCGAAGAAACATTCCTAAACGCTGTCAAAGAAACACCTGTTTTGGAGAAAGTGTTTCAGCCAGCGGAGAACCACCAAGCTGAATTAGACGAGGCGTACCGGGCTGTCGATGAACTCACAGCGTTACTAGGAACAATCAGTTCTGCTGGTATGCGTTCTAGGTTGAATGAGCAGATGCTTGCTTTGGACGGGCGGATAGAGGCGTTGGAGAAATTACCGGCCCGTGAACCAGGATGGGAATTCAAAGAAACCGGGGTGCTATTCAAAGACGCGTGGAACACAGGGACACAAGAACAACGCAGGGAACTGTTACTGCGTGCGGGGATCACCTACCGCACGAAACGCACACCAGGCACTAAAATGATCCACGGGGAAATCTATATCCCTGATGAAATCCTCGACCGTCTGAACGCAAAAAATCCCCCCTCGTGAGAGGGGGGGTTCTTTGCTTACTCTGGTTGGAACAGAATCTCCCAACCATCCAACCGTGGTTGGGCGTCTTTCCACTCGTCACCGCTGACGGTGTTTATCTTCCAAACAGGCAAACCATTCTGGCTAATACGAACGGCAACAGCGCCCGTTTCAGGGTCCTTCGCAATCGTCCCAACAACCGCACCTTCCGACACCAACCGGTGCGCCTCAAACACCCGGCGCACATCCTCCACAGACAAACCAGTAGCCTCAGCCACAGCCGTCAAAACAGCACCCTCAACCACAAACACTCCTTAGAAAACGTAAGACGCGAACGAGCCAACAACACCCGGCCTTGCCACAGCGTTGGGGCAAAAGTTACCGAAACCAACATGCTTAAACCCGGCACCGAAACTGGACTGGGCACCAGCATCCACAGCTTCCAAAACCAGATTGGTTCCCTCGTAAATACGGAACGTCCGCTCCTCAGTGAAATCAAACGTATACACAGAACCGTTACGGAAATCGTGTGTCACAGAGCGAAGCTGAGTGACCTGACCGGCTTTCACAAAACCGATACGGGCACGGGTCCGGGTGAACCCAGCGAAAATGTAGTCACCCGCAACAGGTTCAGGGTTCCACCTGCCAATGATGAAGTTCTCCGACTGACCAAACAGTTCTTGCGGGGTGCTTATCGTGGTGGACACCTTCAGTAAATCTGAGGGCATCTCGTCCGGCCACGCAGCGAACATGTACTTGTTCGACGTGTCCAAACCCAAAGTCGGAACAGCGAACCCGTTAATCACACCCAGAGAACCAGACCCAGACCCGGTGTACCACTGCTCCCACCTAGGCCCAAGGCTGGTCACGTTCTGCGGGTACGTTTTGAAATCCTCAAGGACCTCAGAGTTAGCCTTCTCCAACTTCTCCAGACGCAAACCCAACGTACCCAACGTGCCAATAGCGGCACCGATATCGTTGTTCACCTTCTGCACATTCTCAGGGGTGAAACCCACCTGTTCGAACCAGGCATTAAAACCTTGCACGATAGCGTCGATCAGCTTCTGAAGCTCATCCGCCACAGGTTCAAACGTGTCAGTCAACCACTGGTTGAACTCGTCTGCGTTGAACGCGGCAGGGAACTGCGGCCACCACTGCATGATCGTCGCAACCGACCCCGGCACATCCGCAAAATCCTCGTCCATGCTGCTGCCCGGTATGAAACCCTGGAACAACCGCAGCACTTCCAGCGGAAGCTGTAGCAGTTTGTCTTGGAACAGATACTCAGAGTTAGCCTGGTTCGCCACCGGCCCATGAATGATCAGTTCGATAGCTTCCTGATCCAACTTAGAGCCGTACTGCCAAGGCCCCCCACCGATCTCATACGCGTAATCATCGAAGGTAGAGCCGTATTCCGGTTTCCCCTGATTCGGGGTTGTCACCGGATGACCTCAGCGACATCCGGCTTCGGGGGACCATCCCCGATCATCCCCGCATCCCGGTACTGCTGAAGCATCGCCTCGTTCTCCTCGCGGGTCAACTGGGTGATGTCAGGAAGCTTGATCAGCTTCGGGGCCGGCGTACCCACAGGCACCCACGTAGCGGCGTTGTTAAAAATGTTGCGGGCACCACGCATAGCCTTCTGGAACTGGATGCGCTGCCTAGGCAACTTATCCACACTGATCATGCCGTTCTCATCAGCCAACCCCGCAAGGTAATCGCGGTGAGCGAACCCGCACTCCCACAGATGCTTCGACCACAACTTCAGGTAACCGGGATGCGTGATCATCCCGGCACCCGCCATCGTCGGCATATTCCGCAACGCCCACACAAAATGCTGCTCAGGATCGTGGAAGTTCACTTCCTCCTGGCTGGGAATCATCAGAAAATTCCAATCTGGCTCAACGCCCCATTGATATTGCGAATCAACTCAAAGGACTTCACAACAGGATCACTAGACTCTTGGTAACCGATTTCGATATCCCAACCCGAAGGGCCATCCTTATCCCACTCGTACTTCAACTTCTTCACACGCTCCACAAACAAAGTGTGAGGAGTCGGGTAACCCAACACAGAGGTAGCGACACGGGAACCCAGGAAGAAATGCCCGTAGCCTTTCTCCCCGATGTAATACGGTGCGGCGTCGGACACCTTGACGCTGTGAGTGGTGTGCGCCCTGGTAGCCCACATCTTCGACCGGATAGCCAACAAAGCGGACAGGGTGAACGCACGGTCGGCGTTATCCCCCCAGCCCTCATAATAGTGAAAATCACCAAGACCGGTGACCACATTTTCGAGGCCGGCAATGGGCAGAGTTTCCCCGGCGGCACGTAATGTCGGTACCTGCATAAATGCGGCTATCGTGTTTTCGTAAAGTGGGCGGGCAATAGCATCCATCATACCCCCGATAGGGGGAAGAGAATACCCGATCATAAATGAAATCTCAGCGGCAATAAGGTCCCCGGTCATATTGATAGCTGCGCTAATAGCCTCATTCACGCCAGGAGCAGACTGCCCACCCGTAACAAACGAAGTATCAGTAGCTTCATAATACGAAAACTCAGACTGCTTAATGCCGGTGTACACACCTTCTTCGAACACCACCCACGGTGCTGTCGGAGAAGTCCCCAAATACCACGGGGAATAATACTCACCCGGATATGTGGCATCCCCCGTGTACACAGACACACCTTCGGTGGTGCCGTCATCGGCAATGTTCACAACAGCCCTGACCAGCCCAGTCAACCAAGACCCACCAAACGCAGTCTCAGTACCCCACTCCGAATTGTCCTCAATCGACCAAATCAAACAGCCGTGCCGGACAGGGAAATACTCAAACAACTTCTCAATGGACTCAATGCCAAGCTCGCCCTGCAACTCAGAATACGGGTGGGGGTCACCGTCCAGGTAACGCCGGCACACCATCGTCAACTGAGCATCAGCCAATACTTGTTTAGCCACATCATGGAATGTTTTGAACCTGGAAAACACAATCGTGAGCGGGGAATTATCCGCAAGGATCGGGAACGGTTTAACCTGATTACGCCAAAACCCCGGCCAGAACGAAGGCCCCATCCACTCAGTTGGATCAAGCGGATCATCTGGAATCGACCACAAAGACGATTCCAAACGAAGTAGATTCAGGAAAAGGGTCACGGATAATGCCCAGCGACTTGGTCCGAAAAGCAAAAAAATCTTAGGGAATTGCAGTTCCGGTCTTAAGGCTGGATTAGCCCAGCACAAAATGTGCTTCGCTTCTTCGTAATCGTGTTTAAACCACACGTCTAAATAACAATCACCGTACTTGTCCTTGATGACTGTGTAGTGATCCATCCGGCCACCCCAACGCGCACCCTGCTTATCAATAGTGATATGCACGTTACGTTTCAGCCGGCCCTTGTGATCCAATATCCACTTAGACAAATAATGGTTCAAGGGTAGTTGGATGGAGGCGGTGCCAGTCTCATTCTCAATGAATTCGAAATCACCGCCACGCTCACCAGACACCTCACCGCGCAGGGTGTAGTCCCCGTCCCACAACCGGATCAAAGGCGGGCGTAAACGCTCTTCCTCTAGGCGGTTCTTACGGTCCTGGTGCCACTGCCACAAGTTCGCATGGTCCTCAAGGGTGGCTAGCCCGCCTTGCACACCGGCCTTACCGGAATCCGAACCCACGCTTACGGTCCTCCCACTCCCAGTCATACCGATCCTCCGGTTTCAACGGGTCCATGTCCCGCTCAAAATTGTGGGCGGAACCGCCCTCAATCCCAGCCTCGTCTTCCTCTTCTTCCTCGACCACGAACTGGGAAGGTAACTCCACGGTGAACAACGGGACCAAACCAAACAGCTTCACGACAAGGATCATTCCAACCCCCACGGGCGTGTCCACGGACGCGGCAGACGCAGCGTCACCATCTGACCCGGCCTTGCACCGGACACCGTTACCTCAAAGCGCCCCGAAGGGGTGTACGGGGGAATCGGATGGCGGAAACGAACACCGTTCATCCTGCCCCACAACTGCGAACCAGACTCGCTGACAACCTGTTCCACACGGGGATCGGTGTCAATTATGGCGTTCTCGGCGGGCAGAGTGTTCCCCTGCTGCTTCGTCGTAACCACAACGGACTTCACCGGCCTACCACCAGTCAACCCGGCAGGATCACCGGTCAACTCATCGACATCAAGACCACCAAGAAGACCATCGGCTTTGAACGTCACCCGGTACGGGCGGGAGCCGTCCACCAGAGTGGCAACCTCCACACGATTATTCTGACCACCAGTCAGACCCGTAACGTCACCAGTCAAAGCATCGAAATTCACACCAGAAGTGGTGGCCTGGAAAGTAATTGTGTACCTGCGGCCACCGTTCTGAACCCGCTTGACATCAGCTTCGATACCGGCACCGCCGGCAAGCTTCGACACATCACACACCAGCGTGTTGATGGGTACACCCGCCATGCCGTTGACGAACTCGACCTTCCACGGCGAACCACCAAACAGATCAGCGTCCACCCGGACATCGAAGTCACCGATACCGGGCAACTCCACCAAAGCCTGGGCAACCTGAAGGGCTGTCGCGTTGTAAGGAAGGGCACGGGTGATGTTCCCATCCAACTCCAACGTGAACGTCCCACGAGTCGGCTCACCCGCAATGACAATTTCTTGAATGTTGTTCTGGATTTCCTCAGTAACAGTGCCACCAAGCAAACCGACCGTGTTCAACGATGCCAACGCAGTGAAAACCTCAAGGGCAGACGCGTTGTAATTCAACGGAACCGTCTGTGCGCCTTCTAGGTTAAGCCGCCAGGTACCCCCCGTAGCACCCCCTAGAAGCTCCACAGTCTGCTTCTCATCGGTGTTAGGGGCCCGCCACACGTCCACGTCCCCACGGGCGATACCAGCCAACGCAACCAGGGCATCCTCGACCTGCTGCGCCTCAGCGTTATAGCTGATCGGCATCGTTGTTTCGCCGTCGAAAGACAGGGTGAACGTACCGCCGGTAGGCCGGCCGTCCACAAAAAATTCCTGCACTTCCTCAGTCCGCAACCCACCAATCAACGAGGGCAGTTTCAACCTGCGGTTAGCGTTCTCGTCCTGCTTCCAGGAATAATCCGGCAACACCCAAATCGTTGCCTGGGACTTCGGAGCGCCCAACCACGGCAACCCAGGAATATACGGGTCAGCCGGCTTCTCCGTGCTACCAGGAACAGTCCACTTAGGAAATATCCACTGATCAGTCGGGTTCAAACCATTACGGCAACTCTTCGGGTTGACCTCCAACCACAAAGTCTCCCTAGGTAACTCTTTCTGGGGCCAGGGCCACGGCAACTGCAACTCGTTAGGATCAAACCGTGTGTCCGTGACGGTCACAGCGGAGTAAACCTCATCGTCCTCATACCAGTAAGGGTCAGTGGCAACCACCACCATCACCGTGCGGTTCACACCGTTACCGTTAGGGTCGAAAAACATTTCGACCTCAGGTGACTCCAACAACCGCACCTTCAACCAGCGAGTACCAGACTCCTCCGTGGTCACATACAGTTTGGAGTCCCGGTCAAAAGCCCACGCTTTACGCCACTCACTGTCCCTCGACAGCCAAGAGTCAGTGCGGCCGGCAAGAATCTCCACCGCGAACGTCAACTCACGTTTCTGCACACGGTGATTCAGATACCGGGCACCGGGCCAGTTACCGGGCTCCTCATGCACCACCTTCACAGGTGGCTCAAACAACCCCTTGATGTCAGTGCCCAGGTACACACCCTCGTCCCCGGCGGCGGGGCCGGCCAGCGTAAACCACTGGCCGTCCACCCCCTCCAACTCCACAACAGTCTTCTGCATCTCTACCTTCCGACCAGCCCAAGCGAACGCTTGTTCTGAAGCCTCGACTGGGCCGACAACGCGTCATCGACACCCGCGACATTGAAGATGTACTTAGTGCCCTCAGACAACAGATTCGGCAGCATCCCGTTACCGGACATACCCAAGTCCTGCATGAACTGCTGACCCGCAGCCTTCGCGAAATCCAACGGCATATCTTGGAGCTTCGCCCCAGCCTCCTCATACCGGTCAGCTAGATCGCGGCTGGTGTCCTGGTACTTAGCCCAGTACTCCAACTCCTTGCCCTGAATCGACAGACGCTGCTTCTGCAAATCAAGCATCTTCATCTCGCTTTGGAGTGCGTCAGCCTGAGGTCCGGTAGCGCCCTTCGCCTGCAACTGCAACATGGACCTTTGCAAATCCAGTTGCTGCTCTTTAAGTTTCAGAGCTTCAAGCTCGGCCTTCGTCTGGGAATCAACCTTCCCAGCCTCATAGATAGAGGAACTCCCGGCACCAGCAAGCATGTCCCCGGTGATCTGAGTCAACGGAACCAACGATTGCTTAATCTGATCGCTGAAAGCAGTCACACTCTTCCCCGTGGCACCAGCGGCCTTAGCCGCAGCAGTGCCCTGCTGGGTGATCAAACCCAACTCCTTGGAACGCATGTCCAAACGGGCCTGGAGAAGGGAATTGAAATCCTTCATCCGCTGGGCCTCAGCCTTAGCGGCTCTAGACCCGCCCACAGAATTAAGATCAGCGGCCTGGGATTGCAGCCCCAACAGTTCCTGAAGGTTCTTCAAACCCTCCGGGGAAGTGTCACCGGCAGCGATAGCCTTCTCAACCATCTCGTTGACCTGGGCAACCACACCGTTAGTGCCGTTCGAAATGCCCTTCTCTAAACCCTCACCGACGCTCTCACCGATACTGATGAACACCTTCGACGGGGAGTTAATACGAAGAGCCGATCTAGCGGCATCAGCCAACATGCCAGCCCAACGGCGAACAGTAGCCAAAGCCTCACCAGCCTTACTGGTGAAACCACTGATGAAACCAGAAACAAGAGCGACACCCGCAGAAACCAGAACCCCGGCCAGGTTGCCAACAGCACCCTTCAGCTTCGCCGGCCACGTCGAAAGCTCCGCAGTCAACTCACCGAACTTCTGGCTAGTACCAGAAATCAAACCGGACACCAGTTCCACACCGGCACTAATCAAAATGCCGGCCAGACCGCTCAACGCACCCAGGATGCGACCCGGCCACGTAGACACCTCAGCCATAACCTCAGCGCCCTTAGACATAACCGTGGCAGTGATACCACCGAAAGCTGTAGCGATAGCGGCAGGGACACCGGCCAACGCCCCGGCGATCTGCGCTGGCAGATTCACAAAGAACGTGAAAATCGTTCCAGTGATCTGACCCAACGCGTTACCGATCAGCAATGGCAGGTTCGCAAAGAACAACGGGATACCCGCCAAGAACGTACTCATTGACGTGTACAAGGTTGCGAACGCGGTAGCGGCGGTTGTCTGAATGTTCACCCACAGGTTGGAGAACCACGTCTTCATCTCCGTGATCCCGGTGCTGACCTTCAGCTTGAACGCGTCCCACCAACTGGTGTCAGGAGCCGCCTCAGGAGTAGTAGTAGTTGGGGTTGGCATAGGGGAACCAGGCTGCCCAGGAACACCACCGTTGAACCCCTCATCGAACTCAGTCCTAGCATTCTTACCGGCCTCCTTGCCCTTACCGGGCAAACCCTTAAACGGGTCCACAGGGCCAGTATCCAAGAACGCCGCCTTGAACTGGTCAGCCAAACTACCGCCGGCCTCTTTGACCTGATTAGCCCTGTCCACCATGTCTTTGACGGTGCCGCCCGGATCAGTGAATATCTTCGCACCGTTAGTGCCAGCACCGATCAACTTGAACAACGGATCAAGACTGTCGAACAGGTTAGCCAGTTCCTTGAAACCCTCAGACAGAGCCGGCAGGGTGTTCGTCACGAACTCCCGAACACCCTCAAAGAAACTCTCCATGCCCTTACCGAAATTAGGGTCAGAAATGTCCTTCAAACCCTGATTCCAGAAAGCCTGGAACACACCAGTCAAACCCTCAATGCCCGTGCGGACATTCTGGATCAGACGCTCAAGTTTCGTGAACCCGTTGTCGTCCTCGATGGTTGTCCACTCAGTCATGTTCTTGGCGAACTTCTTACCAAGATCAGTGAACCAGTCCCCGATACCGGGGAACTTCTCAGAGATACCTGAGATCAGTTGCAGCAAACCTTCAGTGAACCCGGCCATGCCGCCCTTGGCCCGCTCCAACCCCTCAGCAACATTGTCAATGATGTTGCGGAGATTGCCTAAACCCTTCTCCGAAGACACAGCATCGACAACACCAGAGAACATCGAAGTCAAACCCTGAGCAACCTTCGGTAGCTCCTGTGTGAGCAGCGGGAAGAACTCCCCCTTCAACCGTTCGAACTGCGCGGTGAACCCAGTCATACCGGGCATACCGTTTTCGAACGTGTCGGACATGGTCTTCTTCAACGCTTCGAACTCAGGTTGCACAGCCTTAGCGGCGTTCTTGATGCCGTCCAACCCCAACGCGATAGCCGCTATCGGCACACCGATAGCCAACAAGCCTGGGGCGAGGGTGGCGAGGCCGGCCACTAAAGCCAGCAAGGGCGGCAGCAGGATCGCCACAGCGGCGATCACCAACAACAACACACCCCTGAAGCTCAACAAGTCGGGTACGGCTGCTGCGGCAGCTTTACCGATATCACCCAAACCCTTAGAAAGTTTCTTGCCCCAACTCATACCCTCCGCGATCTCACCGGTACGGAAAGCATCAAAGTCAAAATCGTCGGCCCTCAACGAACCGACCTCGACCTGGAACTTAGCGTTCCTAAGCCGCGCCCGAATCCGACCAATCAAAGAATCAACGGAGCCCGTATCAAGTTCCGGGCTGATCTTGGGCCTTTCCCGCTCCAGCCTGTCCTGCAACAACTTCCACTCAATCTCAGCCCTAGCAGAGTCCAACTCCGCTTTGACCTTCAGAGCTTCAGTCTCAGTCCACCACTTGCTGCTGTCGACAGTGAAGAAGTCTGGGCGCAACGTCATCTGGGCGGCGGCTTTATTCTGAAGTTCAGCCATCTCTGCCTGAACTTTTTCCGCAAGCTTCTTCATGCTTTGACGAAGCCGGTAATCCGCAACCGGATCAAGACCGATCTTGATCGGCTCAGGCTCGTACTTCTTTAGTTTCTGCCTAAACCGGTAGTCAAACTCCGGGTCCAATTGAAGTTTAATTTTCTGGCTATCAGCAAGTTCCTGAATATTTTTCAGAATCTGGTAGCCGGCCTTTTCGTCAAGCTTCACTTGCAGCTTGATCTTCTGGCGTTCAGCTAGCTCTTTGAAAGCCGCTAGCTCGGCGGCTACCTTAGCACGCGAGCTAGCCGCCAACTCCACATCCAGAGGGATTGGCCTTGAAGCCAAAGCGCGAAGCTCAGCCTCTAACTCATAAAACTGCCGGCGAAGCTCCTCGTCCTCAAGTGTGGGTTTGAACGTAGCTTCAAGACCTTTGGTGATCGAATCCAACTCGGCCAACATCGCGCTCTGTGCGCGTTTGTCCACGGTGATGTCAAACCTGATCGGCTCTTCGGCTGCCGCCCGGAACGCTGTCAGTTCAGCTTCAGCCCTCGCACGCCAACCAGCAGCCAACTTGACATCGACAGGGATTTCCTCCGACAAAAGCTCCGTGAGGTCGCTAGCAAGTTTCTCAAAACCCAGCCGCGCCTTTTCACCCTCGAAAGTGGGGGTGAACTTCGGTTCCAGGTTCCCCATGATCGACTGAACCTGCGAAATGAGCCGGTTCTGAAACCGATCCAAATCGGCTGTGTTTGTCTCGACATCGACATTGGCTGTGCGATCCCGCGCAACCTTGTCAATAGAAGCCTCAGCCTGAGTCAGACCAGTGACATTCGCCTTGACATCAATCTCACGGTCAGAGTTAGCCATCTGGCCCTTGAGTTGTTCCTCAAGGTCCTCACGGAACTTCGAAGCATCCGGGACAACCCGGACAGATACCCGGCCTACCTCATTAGCGCCACCGCCGCCGGCTGGACCTGTCATCCGCCACCCCTATTCTTTCTAGCCGCAGCGATACCCTGCGCCGCAATGAATGCAAATGAACCCGGACCCGTATTGCGTTTCCTAACCCTCTTATCGGGAACAGGGAACGGCTCCGGGGCCTTCGGCTTGTTCTTCGAATGCGCCGCCACATACGTGTACTGAAGGGCCCGCACAGCGTTAACTGTCGCTACAGCGGCATACCTGGACGCATCCCAACCCCTGAACTCAGAACCGCCACGACGCTCCGCAACAAACCGCGAACCCTCAGGCAAACCCCGGATCAACACAAGCAAATACAAGGGGGTGAGGCGGGACTCCGGGAGAAACATCTCCCGGATATCCACGTCATAAAACTCCAACAAGTCAGCGGCCAGGTGCTCGCCGTACTCGTCAATTAGCTGGGCGAGCCCTCTGCTTCCCCCGACTGGGTCTTCTGCATCCACGCGTTGAACAAGCGAAGCGACAAAGCCAAATCGTCTTCGATGTTCTCCACCAGAATGTTCGCCAACTTCTCGTTGTCGGCAACCAGCGGCAGGATGTGCAAGGCGATCTGTGCGGACTTCTCAGTCGACGCCAAACCGCCGCCCTCGCCGTCAGAGTTCTTCTGAAGGTCAGACATCTCATCCAGCAGTGCGTACACCTGATCCCGGTTCTTACGGGGGATGCGTAGCAGGTTGCGGAGAGTCAGGGTCTTACCCTCAATCTCAATCTGGAACGGCGCGAACTCTTTCTCAATTTCCTCACGCATAGCGTCAAGAGTAAAAATGTTTCCCATAGCGGACCTTTCATTGAAAGTTGTTGGCGGGCCTTGATTGGCGGGCAAAAGGGGGGAGGGGTAGGCCCGCCAAGACACCCCTCCCCCCGGTCAAACACGGATCAGGAGAACAGGTCCTCGTTGATCCATTCGAACTTGTTGGCGCTGCCGTACTTCAAGAACGTGGCGCGAACCGGAAGCGAAGCGAACTCATCGGTCGCAAGGCTGATCGAATCATCCCGGCGCATCGACGCCTTCGGGGAATAAAATCCGATCTTGGTTTCCCCGTCGACAATGATTATCAGCAAGGCTTTCTCCAAGGGTGTGGCGGTACCGGAAGCGACACCGAACACACCAGCGGCCTTGGCCGAATCCTTGCCGTAGTACAGTTCGAAAGACTGAGTGTCGAACTGCTGCAACAGGATCGTCAGATAATCCGCAATCGGCTGAGTAACAACCTCACGCAGATTCTCATTCTGCCAGGTCCCACGAACCTCGGTGTCACCACCATCGAAGCCGAATTCTGGGAGGTCATCGCGGGATGTGTGGCCCAGAGTTGACCAACCATTCGGTGCGGTAGCGACCTCAGCGGTAGCGGTGACAGTGGCCGGCTCCAGCTTGGAGTTGACGGTGACCTCAATGTTCTCGCCGGCAAGCTTGCCCACGAACGCCACCACGAAACCGTCGTCAGCGAAACCGCCACCGGTAACCTTGACGTTGCCCGAACCGACACCTTCGATGTTCTCCAGCGCGGTCTGAACCTCAGCAGCACCGGAATCGAACGGAAGGTCAAGGGTGGTACCCGAAGGGGCGTCCTTGGCAACCGGCTCCTCAGCCGCAACAGCCTTAGAGGTCTTGCTGCTCTTGGCTGCCTTCGGATCAGGGGTGGCCGCAGGCGGCTCAACACCAGTCGCCTCAAGGGTGCTGGCACCCTCGGCGGGAACCTTCGCGGGGATGGTTTCCGCAGCCTGCTTCAAGGGGGCAACACCCTCACCGACCGTCAGGCTGAACGTGCCACCAGTCGGCACCGCAGATGCGGTCACCTTGCTGGAAGACGAACCGAACGCCTCAGGGTCAATCGACGCGATCTGCGCCGGGGTCGGACGGGGGGTACCCGGTGCCGCCGTAAAAACGTATCCGACCGCCGCTGTTACGACAGCCTGGTCATTCTGTGACATGAATATTCTCCTGGTTTAAGTTACTTGGTTGGGGCGAACCCCAAGTTGAATCAGGCCCTGGACCCGCCAGGAGTCCATGAACAAAGAAGAGAACTGGGTCATCCCCATCGTTTCCTTCATCGAATGCAAATACCCTGCGGGGGTTTGCGTCTGAAGCCTCACGGCTTCGAACAGCGCCTCAAGCGCATCCTCGTAAATCTGCTCAGTCTCCGGGAGCCCGACATTCCCATACACGGACATCTCAATGACTGGCAGCCCAAGCTGAGTCGGCCGGCGCAAATGCCTTTTACCGCCCACCCTACGAACATTCAAAATCGGGAACGTCCGATAGTCAATGTCAGCAACCCAAGAACTGACAGTGATTTCAGGCGGTAACGCGTCCCTCAACAAAGGCAGCACCACAGCTTGCACGCGGGGCATCTTGGACATGTGCCCTCCTAAATTAGCCCTGCCGCCCTGTGCAGGATGTACAGCCCTTCAGGGGCCTTCGACGGTTTGTCTTTGAAGAAACCGGACGGTTGGTGACCGAACTCCAACGCGAACGCGTTCGACGGTGAAGGTGCGTACAAGGACACGAACCAGTCATGCGGATTGTCAGCCGGCTCCGTTCTAATGAACGTCAGCCTCGACGGCTGCGGGTTCGTCACTTCCTCGACCAGCTTCTGGTGAGGGGTAGTGGCACGAACAGTGTCAAGGATCGCATCGGCCCGCTGACCGATATCCCCGGCCTCTTCCTTAACCGCACCCTTCACGCCACGCAAATTCAGCACAGTCGGAAGGCACGTCAAATAAATATCAACACGCCCCATCAGTACCTCTTGATCGTGTACCAGACATGCGCCGTGCGAGGCGAGTTGTTGTAATAGTTCACGTCACCGAACACAGCCCACCTGTGACCCCGCCACTCAATCTGCGACTGGGCACCCAGAATCCTGGTGAACGAACGAGGCAACCTCATGGAGTAAACCTTCTCGCCCTCGTACCCCTCGTTGTCCTGTTCCTGGCGGCGGGAAGAAGTACCTGACTGCCCCATCACCTGAAACCGTGCCACCGCAGGAACCCCACACTTCGATGGCTGCGTCCGCACATTCCCGTCAACGTCCGTGGTGACCTCTTCAAAGAACACCAAAATGTTCTCGTTCGCCTTATCCAACAGACTCATGCCGTCACCAAATCTGCCGTGTCCAGTCAATCACCCGGTAGTCCCTACGAACCTCCTCAATGTCCCTGCGCCACAAAGAACGAGGAACAGTCGGAGGTGCGTAAGTGCCGCCCTCGACAGCCCCGTAAGCGCGGAGAGTGAAGAACCCGTTCTTGGTGACACCAAGGATCGCCCACTCGTCGTCAGTGATTTCCAACTTCCCTGACGCAAGGTCAGAACGAAGCTGGTACATGTAGTTGCCGTCAGTCTCAGACGCGTAACCTTCTGGGTTACGGGCCAGTCTCAAAACAACATCTGACTCGACCTGGATGACATCCTCGACATCAATCTGACCTGACGCCACAAGCTCGTCAAGGTCCGGGATGCTGCGCTTAATCATGCGCTCCACGTCTTCTAGACGTGTCTCTACCAGTGCGACTTCTTCGCAGGTCAGTTCACGGGCCCAACGGACAGCAACATCTTCGGCGGTCGCGTATGCCATGACTAACCCTTCTTGACTGGTGCTTTCCTAGTGGTCTTCTTGGGTGCCGGCACAACAGCCTCACCGGTAACCGCCTCACCGGCTACGGGCTTCACCGTGAACGTCACCGTCTTACGGGTAGCCGGGTCACCAGACCCGTCACCGTAAATGTCCTCAAGAGAACAGTTGTAGGTGGTAGTGCCGGGGAACACCTTCTGAAAAGTGCGCCCGGTGTAACCGTTCAGGCTGGGAACCTCAACACAACTGAACAGGAACGCCTCATCACCGTCAGGGTCATCTACAACACCCTTAATGGCGGTGAAGTTCACCGTCGAAAGGGTGCCGTAAACGATATCCACACCCGTCAAAACCACAGGTGCTTCCGGCATCGGCTCAGGTTCCTCAGAACCCCACGGCGGCACGAACGGCGGCTTCACAAGAGAATTACCCTCTTGCCAATCCGCACCCAAACCATCGGCCTGTTCCTGCGACACATACGCCAAGCCGTAATTAACTTTGTTCTGAACTTGAACCACGCCAATCCTTCCTTGGTAGGGGACGGCTGACCCCTAAGTGAAGTCAGCCGTCCTCCTTAACCTCACTTAGCGGAAGCGGCCTTCGGGACAGCGCCCTTGTTCAGCTTCACGAACGCAGTCGGGTCATTGACGAGGGCGGCGAACTCAGCCTCCACACGCACAGCAACCAAGTTGTTCTGCCAGAGCGACACGATGCCAGAGCCGTCACCTGCGGCGGAGAGGTCCAGGGTGGCCTGATCCGACACGTCGTAGCTAAGACCACCGACCTGGCCCCAGATGATCTGGCTGAAATCACCCATCACACCAACCATGTCACCGTCAGCGATATGATCGGAGATGTAGGTGGGCCGGCCCAGGACACGCCCCGAACGGAACGGGGAGTTGATGTCCGTGTAAGTGGCCTCAATGAACAGCGGCCGGCCGATCTGATCGACCGAACCATTCAGGATCGGCTCAGCCAGATTGTCAAACAGAGTCCCGGTCCACTTCTTGCCATCGTCAAGCAGAAGCTGCAAACCGTTGTTCAACGCGGCGTAGGCGTTATCGGCCAGATCGACCTCTTTGTCGGTGTCAGCAACGCTGTTACCGAACGGGCCGTCGCCACCAAGAACGGCGGTGTCGAACGCCAGGGCGATAGCCTCAGCGACCTTGGTCCGCATGGTGTTCAGGTAGTTCAGCGGGTTCGCACGCACAACCTCGGAGCTTGCCGCGAAGATCGTAGCGATCTTGTACGGGGCGATATCCTGCTTAGTGAAGTCGCCCTTGGTGACAGGCTTCTGCTCACCTTCAGCAACCCACTTAGCGGTGACATCACCGGACCAGTGAGGAATCCGAACCCCGGTAGGTCCCATCGGAATTTTCCGGGCGATCTGCTGAACAATGGACACCTTCTCAATCTCAGTGAAGTAGTCCTGGGAAACAACCGGGTCAAGGTAACCCGAAAACATCGGGTCCGTAGTCTTAGCAACGGTATTCGGAGTAACGTAACCAGCCATTTGGCTAACTCTCTTTCTTAGTTATTTGGCACCGACGATCCGGCGTACTGTTTCCAGCAGCGGATCACCGTTCAACGGCAACTGATTGCCCGTGCCCTGTGATGGGTCAATGGGACGATCCTTCGGAGGAGTCTTCCCAATCAGCGACTTAACCCTCTTGACGCTCTCCGACACCGATTCCTCATCGGAACCCTGGATCAGAGTCACAACATCCAAAGCGTCCTCAGATGAAATGCCGGCCGAAACAACCGCCTTGAGCTTCAACAGTTCAAGGGCACGCTCAGACAACTCTTTTTGAGTCTCACCGAACGCCTGTTCTTTCTCCGACAGCTTCACCTCGTAGTCCTTGATGACATCTGCCTTAGCACGCTCGACCGCATCGTTCTTCTCCGTGCGGTACTTAGCGGCCTCATTACGAAGCTCCTGAACGTACTCTTTCGAGAAAGTTTCAGGTGCCGGGGCCGCAGGAGCCACAGCCACCTGGGCCTGCGGGGCAACATCGTTGGGGGTTACGTCTGACATTTTCGCCTCCTGGGCGGGTTGGAGCCCATCAAGGGCTCGGCGGGCTAGGCAGCCTCACTCAAGACTGCCCACTCTTGGGAACTGATCTCACCGCGATCAATCTTGCGGCGAAGTGCTAACTGGATTTCCTCGTTCTTGGTATACGGGGAACCCCTTTTCTTACCGGTCTTGTGAACCCTTCCGGGGTTCTCCTCGACAAACCTTTCGGCTTCCTCGTCGGCCTCGACCCACAACTCCAAAGCCCGGTCCTTCGCAGCCTTACCGGACCAGTTATTGAGGTCGAACACGGGCACAACCAAACAGTCACAACCGATGTGCCACTCGTTCATCAAATCTGAAACATCCGTGCCGCCAAGGATCGCGTCCTTAGCTGACTCGTCGTCCAACCTCAACCCTGCGGAAGTAGCCGAACCGTACACAGCGCCACGAGAAACCAGCATCAGACACCACGCGCATGTTTCGCGCCCGGTGGCTACCCTGGCCCAACCTTGGATTGGCCGTGTCTCTCCTGAAGACCGAACCAACTTCGGGCCTGTGTACTCAATCTCAGGTTCAGCCTGGACCGGCTGCGGGTTACTCAACCTGAAGTTGTACGCCAGCTTGGATTTCCGTGGTTCCATCCACGAAACCTCACGAGGAACCGGCTTCGGTTTCTCAGGTAAATCGGTCCTCTCCAACACCACCGGCTCAGGGGCCGGCTGCTCACCGGAAAGGAAATCAGCGACCTCAACATCCGTACTCACGGCGTTGATGGTCTGTCTGCGACCGCCGTTCTGAACCTCACGAACAGCTTGGAGAACGAACTGCCCTCGCGCAGACGGGGTGGCTTTCTCAACCACCATCGCCTTACGCACCGGCTCCATGTCCTTCACGAACCATTCGAACTCAAACGGCTCAATCCACTGCTCCACCGGAGGTAACTCCGGGAAGAACGCAGCCCTCTCCACGTCGTAGAACTCGCGGGCCAAATCCGCTGACCTGAACCGGAACTCCGCGATCTTCGGGTACATCAACGCCAACATCTTCACCCACTCCACAGTGGACAACGGTGCAGGCGCGAACAACGTCGCGAACTGTGTGGCATAGGCGGCGGCGGCAGCCGCTACAGCAGCCTGTAACGCCCCGTACCGCTCAACGTCCTGTGGCTGCTGCGGGGCGGTCACTGATCATCCCCAGCCGGCGCTTTAGGCTGCTGCGGTGTAGCCCTAGGCGGGGCAACCATCCCCGCCAACGCCTGCATCGGATCGGCTTCCTCATCCCACGTACGCATCTCATCACGCTCAGTAATTGAGTAACCCATATCAATACGGGCACGCTCACGCGGGATAACACCCATACCGTTCGCATACAGCTTCACCGCAGCGTCAGCCTTAGCGGCATACGTCGGGGTGCTGGGGTCACGCCACACCGTTTCCATCCGGTACATATCCGGGGGAACCTCAGTGCCACCCTTCATAGCCCGGTAAGCAACACGCATAGCCTGCTCCCACGCACCACCAAAAATCTTGTTCTTCCGCTCAGTCTTCTTCACCAACCGGGATTCAGAGGATTTAATAGCCTCCGCACTAGCCGGGTTGTCAGAAGACGTAGACAAATATTGAGGCGGGAGCCCTGTGTAAGCTGCTGCTTTCCTGTCAAGTGCATCAAGAGCATCAACGAAGTTACGCAATTCGGCGGCACTGAATTGCTGCGCTTTTGCATCCGGGTCCTCAAATCCTAATATTCTCGCCATGTAAGCGTTATAAAGTTTCTCCCCAGTCTCAGGGTCAATACCCAGGTCCTCCGGTTTAACACCGAAAATCAACCTTTGCGGGATCGCCATCAACTCAGCCGTCCCCTGCATGTCCATCAAAATGCGGGCGGCAGCATCAGTCACGCTGCGTAGCTCAGGCGTAATCTCGCTGCTGCCATACAAATCGGACAACCTAGTGCGGTTCGCCAAGGGGATCACCGGCACCATCATCATGCCGTGCGCCACCCTCGTCAGAACCTTCCAAGACCCCTGCTCCCTGATCCACTGCACAGTCTGATCAGGCAAATACAAAGTGCAGGCAATGACCTCAGTCTGATCCTCGTCATAGATAGCGCGGATCGCCTGGGTCACATCCTTAGTGCGGGTGTCAATCACCGCTGTCAAAGCGGTGGGCGGTTCCACCCGAATCATCGGAACATTCGGGTCCACGTTCAAATCCACAGACGGGTCCGGGGCAGCCACCGTGATGTACGAAGTCCCGTAGATCAACGCATCCGTGTGACCCAACGTCGCTTCGATATCCAGGTTGTTGGCTTTCCACCAATCCCACAACTCGTCATCGGCGGAATCGTTCCCGCCCATGCGGAAACCCTCGACCTCCTGGCGCTCCGCAATGGAGTCGATGTACAGGCGGGGATAACCAACATGGGCGAGCAAATTCCGCATCTCAGGGGGGACCGCGATACCAATAGCGTCCGGCCGGCGCTCCGCGTCGTAATACGCCTTCGCGTCCTTCAAACCAGCCTGACGCTCTTCGAACAGGTTGAGCATCTCATCGCGTTGCTTCTCAATATCAACGGCTGCCACTTGTAACTCCTTCTAGTTCAGCCTCAAGCTCCACGATCCTCAACTGCAACCGCGCAATCTCAGCCTCGTAGTCCGCTCTAGCCAACATCTCCAAGGTGTTCTCAGCAGCAGAAGCACGTTCAAGATGGGCAGGATTGATGCACTTAGACTGACCGCAAGTGTGATGAATGTGAACACCTGTAATGGGGCCACCCGTATGCAGAGCCCACACAACCTTGTGGACACCTACGCAAGTGCCCAGCGACTTCACATACACGTTGGGGTACTTTGCCTTCAGGTGCGGCTTGAACAACATGCAATCACCGTCAGGTGTAGCAAACTGTAGCCACTCTTCCACTGTGCGCTCAGGCTTTTCCCCTACAGGCCAGAGCCGGCCGTGGCGTTTCTGCTGGATACGATGCGACTCGCACAACCCATACGAACGGTTAGGGCGGTCGCAACCTTCAAATGAACACGTCACTGAATAACCGCCACCTTTCTGGATCGGTTTCGCTTGGACATCAGGAAATCTTGACGAGCACCGAACGCCAGAACACAGCACACAGCGGCGTCGATCTTTTTCGATGAATCCTTCGACGCTTTCCTGATAGAAATCGCGTCGTACGTCGTCGGGTACCGGCGGGCATTAAGGACGTGCTGACGCAACGTCACATTGGCGCTGTGCGACAACTCCTCCTCCAACACCGCGTCCAAAAACTTTTCGCAATCAAAAGAGAACCGTTTCGTCTGACCGCGCATATCAAAAGCGATTGGGTTATTCGGTGAGGCGTTGACCTTGATCTGCTTCTTGAAATCACGGGACCACGCATCCACATACGATTCGAACTCTTTGACATCTGCCCGAAACGCCACCACCTCGTACCGTTCGAAACACGAACGCACCACAGCGTCAACGTCCTCGCGGGGTATCTGCCCGTCGTACTTCTCTGGGTTCCACACACCGATCAAGAACAAACAGCCGTCCTCGACACGGCACGCAACCAGAGCGGTCCAGTCATTGGATTTCGACCCGTCGAACCCCAAGGTGATCCTGTCACCGGGTACCAGCTTCGCTGTGGGGTCCGCAACCGCATCCCACTCATACGGGGCGATCCACGAATCCTCATGCGCGTTGACCTGATTCAGGAACTTACGCCGCGACTCCGTGACCGGGTTACGAACATCCAAAACCGATTCAACGATGGTGTCCACCGGGAGCCACACCGAATCCCCACGGGCTATCTCAATGCCCTCCCGGAGCTTCGCAACACCCTCTGTGTACCCCTCAGGGTTTTCCCGTTCAGACGGTATCTCCGACACAGGGGTGTCTGCTGGTGCTTCCAGAGCGTCGTACAGGGTGCCGACATCGACTGCGTCACCGGACTGCACAGACTGCCACGCGTCGTAGTCACGCTCAGCCACACTGTCCTCACCGGGGATGTGTGCGTTACAAATCGACAGCACCCTGGAACCGGGAATCTTAGTGACGTTACCTTCGATCACGCCGGCCAGATCGTGGCCGTCATTGGCTTCCTGCCACCACTGAGTCTCGTTACGGATCACCAGGGTGGGCCGGTTGCCCTCCATCGAATACGGGGACGAGGTGACCGCTTCGATACGGCCACCAGCCTCTGAGTAAATGATGGTCTTATTCACTTCAAGTGTGTAGTCCTCTTTTAACTGAGAGGACACCATCACCGGGAACAAGGACATCGTATTTTTGGTTTGTTCCTGGGACACGGCGACTATCTGAACCCACGCCGCGTGCCGGCGTTTACCGACCGGGCTGCCCGACGCATCGAACTTGTCGAAGGCCACTGGGCCGCACAACTCCACGAGCGCCAAAGCGGCGGCTAGCGGGTCCTTCCCCCAACCCTTCATCCTGCGTAGCACACCGTTGCGGTACGCGTACCGGCCGGCGTCATCGACCGCGTACCACCACAGAGCCCACCGGGCCTGCTCCAAAGTGGGCATGAACGCCTCACCGGCATGATCCCCACCGGGTGTTTTGACGTACTGGGCCCACCAGTTCAGCACACCCCAACCAAGGGTCTTCTCAGGCAACCACCATTGCCCTTCAAGGGTTTTACGCCAGGACGGCCCGGAGATGTGCGGGGGAGCGGGGAGTAGTTCGACTGTCACTCCCCGCCCCTTCCGTTAGATGACGGTTATCGCCGCCATGTGTATTTACGTTCCACTTCAGTTCCTACGGTCACACTTGTGTGGTGGTTGTTGATCCAGCCGCCCCGAAAGCGGACACCTGACGGCATCCCCTCGAAACACATCTGCACAACCAGACCGTCTTCTCCGCAGCAGTCACCGTGATCCCACCTGTGACGGTGTTCCGGTGAACGCTGAAACCCTGACCACCAGCGAGGCGGCAGTTCCACATCGTTACGGTGCATCACTTCTCCCACGCGATCTCACACTGAGGGAACGGGGGAGGGGGTGTGGACAAAACCACCCTCAGTTCCGCACCGTTACCGGACTCTACGAACGCACGCAACGCCAAGTCGCGCTGGTTGTTGTAAGCGACGTTCGCCCTGGCAGCCTCAACAACCTCAACCACACAGTTCAGCTTCTCCCGTGCGTTGTCCTCGTTGGCCTGCTGCCGCAGTTGCACGAACACCAGATCGGCGGCTGCGAGTAACCCAATGATGAGGAATATCAACGTCATCACGTCATTCTTCGGCTTCATTGCCCTCCTTGCGGGCTTCGTTGAACCACCAACCGGCCACCGTTGTCATCAGAGCGTCAGGGGCTAAACCCAAATCAATCTCCGGTTTAATCCCTTTGAGGATGTAGGACCCGAACCACACCACGCCGACAACCCCGGCTAGCAAGGTTTTGATTTGCATGGTCATAGCCCACGCCACCCACCTGTGTTCAGGGAATGTGGCTGTTCCGTCACCACCGGAACAACCGAATTACCAGAATGGTCTGGTGCGCGACTATTTACCGCAATAACCCCAGTTGAGGTAGTGGTATTCGCACTCGCCACCATCCCACCCAGGATCGCCAACGCGGACCCCAGCAGATCAACCCACGGCGAATCAACAACACCCACCACACCGATCAGCACAGCCTGAACCGCAGCCACAACCCCATAAAGCCACTTACGAAAATTATTTTCAGCTTCGGGGTAAGCAGCCAACGGTGAAGCCAACGCGACGAGCAGGCCGGCGATCAGGGTGGCCTTGTTGTCATCAACGATGTTCCAACCCACCAACAGTGAACTGATAGCGGGTCCACCGGAGTGGATCATGGCCCGAAGGTCACCCCATGTCCGAACACCAAAGGCGTTCTGGATCATGGGTGGCACCCCGGCCATTACAGCCGCCAGCGTGCCCCTGCGGGACGCACCGGCTTAGGGGCCGGGGGCGGTGCCGCAGGAGCCGGTGGGGCGGCGGCGGGCCGGGGGTCGTACACGGTCTGGTCGACGGTTTGTGATGCACGCAAAGCGGTCAACACCCGCGAAGCCAACTTCGCATCACCAGACCTATCAGGGTCCGTGTTGGTTGCGATCTCGTTCAACAGATCGAGCGCACCCGTGTCACCCAGCTCCGCGAGCCGGATCACCAACATGATGTGCGAGCTTGCGTCGGTGTTGAGGGTCATGCCGGCCACGGTGTCCACCGGACCCTCATTGATGTGCCGGAACGGTGACCTGGACGGGAACCGTTCGTCCGCGAGGATTCTGACGAGGAACAGAACTTCTTTCTGTTCCTCTGGGGTCAGGGCGCTCAAAAGGTCATCTCCGGTTTCTGGCGGGCCGGATTGTAGGACAGCGAGGAAAGTCGGTGCGACTTCCTTCGCCCTGGCATAGCGGGCCACACGGTCGTCATAGCCCGTGAGTCCACCGTTGATTAGACGGCATACGGTTTCGTGGTCTTCACGATCAGCAGCATCATTGATCTGAGTACCGCGAGCAACCGTCCAGTACCAGGCGGTCCCCATGAAGCCGTAATGATCCGAAGCCAGCAGCGTCGGCTCGACAACGAACTTGTCGGGTGACTCGACGTACCCTTCGCCATAAGCCCAAGCTGATACAGCCGAATGGTTCGTCTTACCGGTGATTTGAATTGGCCCGTGGCCCTTGTACTTCGGACCATCACCAGGAGAAGTGTTACCCAGGTCTTCGCGGCCTTCGTACTGGGAACCGTCAGCCAGTTCCTCCATGTACATCAGGCCACCGGACTCATGGCCCACTTGAGCGAACCACTGAGCGATCCGCTCGACGTTGTTGCATTGAGAAGCCTCAAGGCAACTGAGGACACCGGGCAGCAGTTCTTCGTACCGCTCCAACGGCAGCGACTCGTCCATTGCGTAGGACAACAGTTCTGCCTGTGTGTGCGGTGCGGGTGCGGGACCGGGCAGCGTTGGAACACCAGCCGGTGCAGCAGCACTTTTCACATAGCCCTTCGGGGGCATCAGGCTCACGCACTGGTCGAACGTCACCCAATACTGCCACGGAGAGAAACCGGAATCGTAGACGTAAACGTAACGTGTCCCGTTATCCTCGGCGTAACCGCCGTAGCAGATGTAATGAAAAATAGTTCCTGAATAACCAGGGTTAGGACCCGAACCGCGCACCGCCACCGGGTGATTCCCCGGTGGGGCCACCCAGTTCGCGGGCATAGGGAACCCGCCGTCGATGTTCGCCTTCAGGTCAGCCCAGAACTGTTCCTTCTGCGCCGGGGTGGGCGGGTCTTGCTCCAACCACACCGGCTCCCACTCACAATGGTGCGCCTTCACGTTCAAAGCATCAGCCAGCAAGCCGATGTGGTTCGTACCGTTTTCGGTAGTCCCCATCATGTTGGCGAGTTCTTGTTCCTCAATGACTTCGTTGAGAACCACTTGGAGGGCTGTTTGACACGATGCCGGCCCGCACCAGTACCCGGTCTCCTGTGGGATTCGGTCTGGTTGGGGTACGGCTAATACCTTTTCTGGCACACTCTTTCGGCTTCCTGGCGGGCCGAACAACGATTAAACCTTCTCGGGTGACGCTTCCGCTTTAGCGGGATCAACAAGCACATCCCAACCCACAAGGTCAGCTTCGATCCACGACCGGTCATCCTTCGAAGTGACACGCCAATACATTTCGGCGTACTGATGCACCCTGACAGCTACATCCCCGGTAGCCGGGTTGCAGATCACCGTGCCCACGGCGGGG